CTTGTCTCAACGCAATGACAGCCGTCTGGATGTCCTGGTCGTTGATTTCGGTCGGTGTATTACCGTTGTTACCATGGCTGCACACAATTGTGCTAGCAGTCGATACCATCATATCGCGTATGAGCGTATCAATAGTAAGACCGAGCTGCAGTGACAATACTTTTGTCGCTTCATTTAAGCTATCTGTTACTTTCATGACCTAATTAATTAGGCTTTGACCCAATTATTAGGCGGGGAAAACTCTTCGGATTTCCCTCTCACAGTTACCTGTGAGGTCAGACTTTCGCATTCTCTTTCGAGATCAGATCGTTAAGTCGTTCAGCGTCCCTTTCGGGTTCGCCCTTGTTGTCCTTTACAGTTGTAGGAGATTCAACTAAACCCAGAAGTTCATCAGCAAGTTTTCTGTAAATATTGTAGTCTTTACAGAGCCTCATTTTTTCCAGAATAGGCTTTGCTTTCTCTTCTAAATCTAAATTTATTTCTCCTTCCATATTCCCTACGCTGCCAGGAGTTCCAAGTCAATTAGATCCGATTTATACAGGGCCTTTATGTTAACCCTGTCTTGTACCACGAACTGCACTTGATCGGTAATCGTGACGTACGAACCGTACCAAGAAATCGCGGCCTTGAAATCTGTTACTGAAAGTTGATCTCCGGATGGAGTTTCATTGCTATTACTTGTTGACTTAGAAATGACGGATGGTCTAAAATATACATCATGACTATAAATTATTCCTATTTGGCTGGCTATATCGATGGAGATGGCCATTTTTCTATAAGAAAAAGATTTAATACACGAGGATATCCTTTTAGAGAGGGATCCATATCGATTTGTTCTACAAAGGAAGATATTATCAAATCCTTTCAACAAACTTTTGGTGGACACATTAGAGTGAACATGCCAAAAAATGCTAATTGGGCTAATCAATATATTTGGTCTATAAGAGGAAAACCTGCTCTCGATGTTGCAAAAAGTATTTTTCCTTATGTAAAGGAAAAAGAATCTGAATGCAAGATTTTTATAGATTTTCTCTCTTGTGACTTCATAGATTTTGGCGAGACTTTGTTGGAGGAATTTAAAAAAGCTAGAGAAAATATTCTGGTCACAACTTTGGATCATATCACGTATATAAGGTCTATTCGTGAAAAAAAGTCGTGCTCTGAAGAAGATTTTTCTTATCTCGCTGGTTATATCGATGCAGAATGCTCCATAGGAATTTCTAAATTCATGAAAAAGGATAGAGATTTTCCTTCTTATAAAATTAGAGTTTCCATGGGTGCAGTTTGTCCGATTGTTCCAGTTTGGATCATGGAAAGATTCCAAGGAAGTGCCTCTTTTAGAGACAAATCTTCTAAAAATCCTAATGATCGGAACCAGATTCAGCTCACCATAAATTCTACCGATTCTTTCAACATAATCAAAAATATACTTCCATTTATTCAAACCAAAAGAGCTGTTTGTGAAAAGATTCTGGAATTCAAAAAAACAATGCTCCCAAGAGGATATAGCCGTCTCAAATCCTTTAGACAGGATTTGGACACTATCCATAAACTTCGAGAATCTTTGCTTTCTGATATCCATATTCTAAACTCAAAAGGTTCTTCTGCTAAGCGGGTGGTCATTTCTGCCACCTCTGCAGTTTCATCTATATAGCTGCAGATTCGACTATCGCTTCATCTATTTACTTTAAATAGATGTCTAACCGCCTTAGTCTGTCACGGTCCCTTGCGGGTTCCGCCTTGTCGTCCTCTGCAGGTTAAGCAGCCAGGAGTTCCAAGTCAATCAGGTCTGATTTTAGATGGGTAATGCATCCTTGCCCATCTGTGAGCGGTATTGTCGCTGCTGAGAGCGTCCCGTAGCGGCGAAAAACCATCTGATCACCACTGTTGAGCGGGATCTGCCTCTTCTGTGCGAACAGGTCGTAGATGAAGTACGGTCTTGCGAGCGTAAGCAACATTCTATCGAAATATGTTCGCACCTCTGGAGGCAATTGGGTTAATGTTGTAATTGCCATTTAAAGGTCTCATTATTTAGACCTCAGCTAGGTTTTTCTGAACATAGGCGTAGAATTCTGCATCCGTCATTGAAGCTATGTAGTCTGCTTGAGACATCTGGGAGCTTCCTCCAACAGCGTTGGAAAGCGTCCCTGGCTTCTTTGCATTCTCTATCATACGCTGTGCCTTCACTGAAGGTTGCGGTGGCTCTACTTCCTGTGGTCTTTGCTGCTCTTGAAGCATGCGCTGGTAATCAGCTTCTTGCTTTGCCATACGGCCTATCTTGTATAGGTAGTTGGCTTTGTTGGGAGCGGCTAGAAATCCTTGCGCGAGATCAGGTTCTTGTTCAATAAGAGGGACGCCATACTTAGCAGTCACCTCGTCGTAATCGGAATACTTGGCCTTTGCTTGAAGTTCACCCATCATGAGCTGGTATTCAGCTTCACGCTCTTGCATGATTTGCTTGAATTGTGCACCTGTTACGAGGTCATCATTGCTGATTTCATCGATAGCACGCTTACGAGGCGACTCAGGTTGACGTTGCACTTGGGCGCGTTTTATACCTTCAATTTCTTGAGCTAGTCTTTCCTTCTCTGTTTTTATTGATGCGAGTTCTTCACGAAGAGCTCTGAAATTCATTTCTTTATCTGAAGGAATTTCTATCGGATTGCTAGCGTCCGCAGACCCATCTTCAGATGCCGTATCGACCATATTGTCGGTGTCGGCAATTTGGTTTTCAGTGTTCTGTGAAGCCACTGCTTCCTGATCCACGGCGGCTGGATCCCCTACGCCCGTTGTTTGATATTCATCTTGCATTTTGAGTTCTGCAAGATAATCTTGATCGTAAATTGTCATGTTATCCCTGGTGTAGCGAACACCTCTACAGCTTTAATTTAGGAAAGTAAAACGTTCATCTGTTGTCCTTTTTCCATAACACTTGGCGCCTGATCTTCTTTGCGATCGGACATGTATTGTGGATTAAGAGGCACGTCATATGGAGCGGATAAATCAGGAACGAATTGAAATATCCCCATTGGATTATTGACATACCATACAAGCTGACCTAGGATAAGCTGCGGTCTTTCGTATGAAAGTCTAAATGTCTGCCGTATACCACCTGCTGTAAAGTTCCCATTGAGCGTTGCTCCGTTAAGAGCAGGATCTGGCTTTGCAGCAAAGACAATGTAAAACGGCTTTACATCTGACTTCCTTTCGTTGACTATTCGCTCTACGAGATTCCAGCAATCCATAGCCATGGAATCTCTAACTTCTCCCAAGGTTTCAGTCATGATTAATAGCCTGTATCATCACTGTAAGCAGGGCGAAACTGAGAGCGGATCTTTGCTTCGTCTCTCATTAGTCCGTCTTTTCCGGATTGTCCCCATGCCTGATCTGCTGCTTCCTCTTTAAAGTCAGCACAGCACTTCATCATGCCTAGATCAGCTGATGCTGATACATGACCCTTATGGATCTTCTGGTGATGCGGCTCATCTACCATATCTGTATAGGTTCCATGACGTGGCTTGCCAGAATCTCGTGACTCTGAGCCCATCATTCCTGAACCGTGTAATTTCGAATGATGCATATGTTTTGGCATACTATTTCCTCTTTTTCTTCGAAGGATTTACAGTGGGCGGGTTAGCGCCTCCTGCATTATCAACGGAAGTTTTTCCGTGTAAGTTTTTGTCATTTCCAAGCCTAGGCTTTGGCTTCTGATCGTTCAGTCGTGCTGGCATTAATACCCTTTGAGTTTTCCTTTAGCTTGGTAAGCACCCTTTACTTCAGACTTAGGAAAGCTTCCCATTTGAGCGCTAGTGCGAGGAACATGAGGAGCACTGTCATGCTGGTCATACTGCCAAGGAAGTCCTTGAGGTCTTAGAGGCTCATTCTTATAATGATCGTTCAAGAGGCCTTGGTTAACATGCCCTGCTGCTGGTTCCATAGCTCCATACCCGTATGGGTATTCATCCATAGCAACGCGTCTGTCAAGCCTTCTTGAATAGGATTCTTCAGGCATAAAGCCTTGGTCTAGGAAATTGAAAGACATTACTTGCCTCCTGATCCTGGAGCACTTTTAGGGGGTTTTGGTTGTTGTGGTTGTCCTGGCTTTGGTACGCTCATACATCCTCCTTGAATGGATTTATATATTTCCATATTAAACATCAAGAATGAGTATTTCGCAAGGGGGAAAACATATTTCTTGATTAAATCACATAAATGTTGCACAGTGGTATTTTTAGGAGAACACATGGAAACACTAAAGAAGTTCAACATACATCTGAAAAGCCTTTCACCATTGATAATGCATAACGATCAAGGAGCTGATCCATTTCATCCATTGGTAAAAAAACTTAAGCAAATCACAGAAAGAGGGAAAAAAACTGATGACCATCATTCAGCAGCTTCAAAAATAGAATTCCTTTTAGGGATCTATTATGAAGAATCTGTAGGCATTTACCTTCCTGCTAGAGCGATTATGGGGTCTATCAAAGCGGCTGCAAAAGATGACAAAAAAACAAAATTTTGCTCTGGTATTACCATCGATTCTGTTTTTGGACCATCTCTCATTGGATATGAAAAAACAACACCCGAAGATCTTTGGAATATTGAAGGGAAAAAAGGGAAAGTTCATGTACACATAAGTCCTGTAAATGTAGGTAGGTCAAAAATCATGAGAACACGTCCTATTTTTCCTAAATGGGAGGTAAAATTTGATGTATTTCTTAATACATTATCTTTCAATCCCGAGGTATTTGCACAACTTATTGAAAAAGCTGGTTTTGAAAAAGGAGTTCTTGAATTAAGACCTCAAAAAGTTACTGGAAATTACGGAAGATTTACGTTAGAAAGTATAAAAGAGATTAAATAATTTATTTAGGTTGCGTTGCGTTTCGTTTCGTTAGGTTGTGTTTGGTTGCGTTAGGTTATGTTAGGTTTATTTTTTTTTATTACAAGAGGATTTATGGATATTGACGAAGAGTACATTTATTACAAGTTAAATGAGAAAGGTCTCATTGGTTATGGAAAATTTATAGAAAAGAGTGTCTTAGAAAATGAAATAGGTTGCAAAGAAGATCCTAGAAATCCGTGGAATTTCCTTAATCCGTTATTAAAATTAAAAGATTATATAGAGGAACAAGGATTTTTCTGTAAATGCAAAAATGGGTCTCTAAGGATACTGCCTATACAAGAAATGACTAATCGATGCGAAAGAATCGAGAATAACTATAGAAAAAGATGTAAAAAAGCTGTGCTTAGTATGAGAAATGCACAGATTGATGCACTAGAAGATGAGCTGCAGAAAGCACATTACCATTGTTTACATAAAATGAGTCTTATTCTCCAATCATCAAAAAACGTACTAAAGGACCTATGAATGAATTAAACGGCTTCACAATTGAAGGGCATCAATATTCGTGTGTCATCTTTAAGAAGAATGAAAAATTCGTAGTACTGGATGCAATGCTGAGAAAGCAAGATCTTATTTTAATGCTTGGGATACTGTCAGCAAATATAACCGACAACCTTAAAGACCATATCCTGGATGAAGCCAGCAAAAAAGGAGCGAAGCAATTCGCTGATAAAGACGGCAAACCCTGTCTTTTCTTTGATGCAGTGAGCCTAATAGACGATAAGTAAAGGAGTCAAATGGAACCAAGCAAGCCGTCAGTTCTGAGAAAGATGCGTAAAGAGCGCGGAATATCCTCAAAAGAGTTCGCAAAAGCCCTAGGATGCTCTGCTGCTATGATAGCTGCCGTGGAGTACGGTAACAAACCAATAGGCGAGCTATGGGCACGAAGATTCGCTCAGTTCTTTCAAACAGAAGACTGGGAACAGTTTCTGAGTCAGGTAAAAAAATGATTTTGATATTTATTGTAGCAAGTTTTATTTTATTCTTATTTGTTTTCATGAGAATGCATTTTATTATTAAACGGATCTGTTTAATTGAACAATCAGTCAAGACACTTTCAGATATAAATAAATCTATCATAGAAATAATAAAAAGGTCTAAGAAATGATATGGAAAAATCAAGAAAGACCTCGTTGCCATGAGCGTGTTCTCTGCGTGAAACAGCATATAGATGAATCAGGATTGACAGATCCTCAATACGATTTCGATGAGGGCTTCGTGAATGCTTTCGGTGAGTTTGTATGGAAAGGCGGTGGCATCGTGATGAAATGGATTGAACTTCCACCAATAGAGGACTTATGATCCCAGATCAACAGACTTCTTTTTTATACGGATTAACTTGTGATATAAGAAGATTAGAGCATAAATTTGAAAGATTTATTAGCGAATTTTTCCCTAATAAAAAACCTCTAAGAGAACAAATAACAGAGCTCTCTATATTCCTTGGAGAATTTCAAAGATCACAAGAAAATCATGCAAAAATGCTCGAAATTTATGCAGTAAAACTTGATGAACTAAAAAAAGCTATAGAATTGCAGACGAAAGTAAAAAAACCTAGAAAAAAGAAGTCTGAAATCAAGATATTACAAAATATCCCAGAGGACTTATGAGCGATCGACTAAAAGAAAAAGCCTCAGAGGGTATTAAGCTTATCATGAAAGATCCTGACGAGTTTGCAGATTTTTTAGCAGAAATTATTATAAGTATGGCTCAAATGGAAAACAGATTGCAGATGCTTGAAAAACTCTCCTATGAAAAGGATTTGCCAAAGCGATGAAAAGCGAAAACCCACTTACTGTGCTTAAACCTACAGAATGCGCCTGCGAAATATGCAAAAGTATGTGTCAAAGACCTTGTTGGGGTACTCCGGAAGACATAAAACGTCTCATTGATGCCGGATATGGGGATAGATTGATGCATGATTACTGGTGCGCAGTTCCCAATGATACACCAATTATTTGCCCTGCTTTAAAGGGAAGTGAAGGAAAATTTGCACCTTTCATACCTTCATCTGAAGAAGGGTGTACTTTTTGGAAAGATGGTCTGTGCGAGCTTCATGAAAAAGGACTTAAACCAACAGAAGGTAAGCTTGCTTATCATGAACATGAAAATGGAGAAAGAGAACCTTACAATCTGCATGAAGCTGTAGCACAGACCTGGATGAATGAAGAAGCCAAAGAACTGGTTGTATCTTGGGGAACTAAATATTTTAAACAGCCATTCGCACAAAATGGTGAGGATTAAGGTATGATAAAAAACGGCTTGTGGTGTCGTAGGTATCAATCTTGTAGGCATTGCAAGTGCCAGGGCAGGCCCCATAAGTCACGAGGCCTGTGTGATGTCTGCTACTTGTTCACGTGGCAGTATGTATCCGGAAGAAAGAAGCATGAGACAAGCAATATAGCAGCGTATTTTAGGGAAATATTTAAATCTCATGTGGTGGGACAGTGAGCGAAAAAGAATATAGCGTTTTACAAACACTCCCAGATGACGGAATGCGCTGCCTTTGCTTCGGTCACAAGACATACTGCTGCAAAAAAGACATGGAGAAAGAACCCGGCTGGCATGAGGTTGTTTTCAAGTTCGATGTCTATAAATATAGATTAAAAGATTCGCTACCAGAAGATCCAGAACATTCTGTTTTAAAAGAATATTCAGTATGTGAACGGTGGAATATACCATCCTATGAAGATTGTCCAGAACATGTACTCGGTGTAACAAAATGGAAAAGGATTTGACAAAAATACACTTGGTTTTGAAGGCAGAAAAATGACAGATTGGATAAGCGTAAAAGATGCGTTACCTGAAAAAGATGGAGAGTATCTTGTCTATGATGGTAATATAATGTGGATATCCGACTACATATGGCCTTTAAAAAATGGAAGTATATTTGGATTTGGATCGCTTTTCATGATGAAATCACCATTTGTAAACAATGAGGTCACACACTGGATGCCGCTTCCAAAACCTCCTGAATGGTATGAAACTGAAGAAGGAAAAACACAATTTCTTCAAATAATCAATGAAAGATTTATTTTCATAGATGGCGAACCAGTAGAACGTCCAGAGGATAAATGACTTCTTACCTACACAAGGTCTATAAACAATTTCCAGATGAATTCTGGCATTCTATGAAAACGAATCCTGTCGAAATCGTACAGAAAAGTTATGAGCACTGGAGTAAGTGTCGTTGTGATTTCTGTCAGGATGTAACTAAAAGAATCAAGGAAATCTTAGAGAAAAACGGCTACTGTGATAGGATGCGAGGGGAATCATTAGAAGACTATAAGAAGCGATCTATTGAGTGTCAGAAAAAAGAAAGATTAGAAAGGGGCTGGATTGACTGTCGCAAGCAGATGCCTGAGAAAGATACAATAGTGACAGCTTATACACCTGGATATATTTTCGAAGGCTGCTGGGATGGTATTTCAACAATCGATCCAGATTGGTATGGCACAGATGGATATATTTGGAAAGTCTCGTATTGGAAGCCACTACCTAACACATCAGAGGAAAAATGACCTATTCAGTACCAAAAAAGATCTGTACAATTTGCAGCGAACCATATCAATTCGATTTTATAGAACATCATTTCTGGCAATTTGTTTTATGCGAAAACTGCATGAACCGCCTCATACATAACCAAAACAAGGTTAGAGTATTGTTATATCCTGAAACCGCAGAGAAAAAAATAACGAAAGAAGACTTGCTAAACTTCCTAGAAGTGTACTGGACAAAGGGAGAATCTAATGACCTAATCAATAAGTTTATATTAGACTTCTTCAAGGAGTTTGGGAAGCAGCAGAAGCCATCTGGGCTTGTTGCTGCGCCTGCTCCTGTTGTAAGTCCAGCTTCCTGTGCTCTATGCCTAGGTTATGATGATCCATTTCTCTTGAATGCAACCCTTGTTCGATGTCGTGCAGTCCTTTTAGCATCGCAACTTTCTGCTGAATCTGATTCAAATCTAACCCTTGAAGCTCTTTTAGGATTTTTGCAAAATCTAACATCTGTGCAGTTGACTCTTGCTGAGCTCGCTGTACTCTTTCAGCGGAAATGGCTTCGTCAAGGTGAATCTTGTTCATCCGCTCCATCGCAAGAGCCTGATCGGACTTAGCCTTTGCTTCTATGCCGTCTGTCATGACCGCCATTTGCTGATTCTGTAGCTGCTCTTGTTTCTGTAGCTGCTCGGACTCTGCTTTCTGCTTGGCCTCAATTAACTCGTTGAGCTCTGCTTTTCCGTGCAGGTTGCTTGCTTTGATGATGAGAGGATTTACTTCATCGCCGACTACACCCATTTGTTTAAGCAGCAGCAGGTCCATGAATTGGGATTGGCGCTGTGTATCTGTGAGAAGGCCTTCTTCCACAACCACATCATAGCGTGCAAACATCTTGGAATAGAATTCAGGTGTTGGCTCTTTCTTTGTTATAAGCTGTATCTTTTCAGGGGAATAGTTCACCTGTATAAGCTTCATAACCTTTTGACCGAGAATTTTCTGACTTTCTGCCAGATTATCAAATACACCGCGAAGAGATATAAGGCCGGAAGCCTGACGCATCTTGGCCAAGACGGCAGCAGTCTCGACTTTTTCATTCTCTGGCATGCCAAGCATTTCCGGATTAATACCAAGGATATTCGGTATAATCTTGTCGAACATCTCAGTAAGCAGCATCTGCCCTTGAGGTATATCAGGAGCTTCAATTCTCTGAACATCTGTCATCTGGGCTTCGGGTTTAAGGAAAATCACTTGGCCATTGCCAGACTTGAAGAGTGAAGAGTTGTTTGTTACTGCACCGGTCTTTGCTATCCAGCCAGAATTAAGTTGCGAATCAAGCAGATCAACATGCCTAGAAATACGCTTATTAAGCTCTGTCTGAGGGTCTCTAATGTATCGGACGATACCCTGTAGCTTCCACGTGAATAGGTCATACGAAGGCGCGTAATCACCGCCAAAAATCGGTACACAAGGGTAGTCATCAAGGCCATAAGGGTCTTTCCCATAATAAAGAAGTTCGCCCTCTACTATAATGCCCAGCTCCACTGTTCGCACAGGTTTTTTCATGATTTGCAGGTTAGGAGCTATGTTTCTCATGAACTTAAGACGCTCTTTAGGTCCTTTCCAAACCGTAGTCTCACCTGTACGCATATCTACAAGCACATCCTTTATCTCCCAACGACGGCGCCAGTACTCTGTGTAATTAAGAAGCTTTTGCATCCCCCACTGACGAGCAAAACTCATGTAGGTGAATTTATCGTCCCTAGAACCATATGGGAGGGCATTTATGCGATCTTGTTGATCTGGAATCAGGCTGATAACAGTGGTACGGTCAAGATATTTTCGCCTAGACCAGAATGAACAGTCCGACATGTCCTTTTGAGTGAAGAATGGATCCCAGATAGTGTTATTCCAGTCATCCACGTGAAACTTGATATCACCGTTCACAGGATCTTCTCGATAGTCTATGTAAGGACAAAGCCAAGAGATTCCTGTGATGAGAGAGTCACGGAAGGCTTTTGAGATTCTATCGTATCCCATTCCCGAGGTCATAATGTATTGCATAGTATCTGTCATGATTTCAGCGGTGAGGTCTGCGGCATCTTCTATAGGCATTATTTTCGTCGCAAGTCGGTTACTGCGCTGTATACCCTCTATAAGGTTAACCATGCGCCTACACATGTTGTACGTGAAGCTGGAACGCCTTTGGTTGTTGAGGTAGGAGATTTCTTCAAGAGACCACTGATTGCCTAAAGAATAGCTTAGATCTCGGTATGCTTCGGCATAGTATGTATTTAGCTGCTGGTAAGCTCTTTCGTAGTTTTCCCCAAATTCCTTGACGATGTCTTGATGATCTTCATATGACTTGCTAGCGGTCTTTCTATAGTCTGAAAGGAATTCTTTTGCATCGCTAGAATAGTTTGACATGGGGTTAGCCATACTGCTCCTTGAGTAAAGGCTCAGTGTAGCGTAGAGCTGAAATAAGGTCAAAGTTGATGTTTAAACAAATAGCATGGTCTCAATTCCCTTTAAACAGCTTTTCAGATCTGAGTAATAACAGCGTACCTTGTCCTTTTCTCCAACTGCTGAAAAAGTCGCCGTAATGACGATATCTGATGAAAATGGACCACCACTTTTCACTTCGATCAAGATTTCGCTGCACTTTTCTTTAATTTTTTGTTTGCTCTCAGCAAGTCTGTTTGAGAATAAATCTTCAGTCATCGACACCTTCCACAATGCTCTACTAAGAGTATATACTATATCTATATATTACTCTTCTTCTTTAGGCACTGTGGATCTGTCGATTAAAAATCCATGAGTTTGGCTTAAGATATGGTTTGGGTTGGGTTTGATTAGTGATTTTTTGGTCTACAAGATGTTTATTTCTTCTTCAATTTGTCGACTTCGTGTTCACACTTGTCTCGCTTTTTATCGAGAACCTTGTCTTTCTTTAGCAGCTTGTTCATGTCTTTGTCTATGTGCTTTTTTACGCTCTTGATGTCTTTGTCCATGATGTTTCCCAGGGTTTAGGCATTCTTCACAGCGAAACAATACACAATTCTTAAACGTGTAGTCAAACAGAAAGTATTGCTTGCAATGCTCGCACATGAGCTGAACTTCATCGTTGTATTGTAAAGCCGGCTTTACATCGCTCATTTTAATGCCGGCTTATCACATGGGCATGTTGCATAGAGAAGCCCACAATTATCACACATGCCATCGCTAATCGCCTTCCATTTAGAAACACCTATAACACAATAGTCGCCGTGTACTGCTAGCCATGATTCCTCAACCCTACATGACTCTAAAATAGACTCTTGGGGATCTTTTGGTAGCTCTTTTTTTAATTTGCAATCCTTCACTGTGAAGCTGAAATACACCTCATACCAATGCGGTTCTTTATAAATTCTCCTATCTCGTAAAAATGGTTGCTTATATCCAAAACAACGAACCCTACACATATCTCTAGGGAGTTTCTCAGTGACTAAATATTCTCGGTGTTTTTTACTCATGATGAGCAATATCTTCCTCTATAGCTTCTTCGGCTACAATGACTTCATGGAGGCAATCTTCCGCAAGCTCTCGCTCTATAGGAGTGCATGAGGTCAAAAGCAAAAGTAAAGCCGCTTTACATTTCATTTTCTAAAACTCCATCCTACTATCGAGCCTAACACAAATCCAATAACAACAGGAAGATATGGGCGTAGGAGATCCAGCCACTGCATCACACTTATTTTCTCCATTTTACACCAACAGTTGGGAGTTGAAAAATGTCCTTGTCACCATACTTTATTATAATGTCACAGCCGTTATGTTTGCCCTTCTTTTTCCCAAGCATAACTTCTATTAAAGTTTTTGCCATTTCCGGTATAGCAGCATGGAATCTTTCTTTATCATATGAATCAAAAGAAAGAAATGCCCTGTCAAATTCTCCCTCACTCATTTTAAGTGCTCGGGTTAGGTTTAGGCCACTGTACAGGGCCACCAAATTGATTAGGAAATGTCCATGGAGCATCACGCCCACGATTAGGAGGAAGAGGCTTCGGTCTCTGTATTGTTACTGACATAAACACCTGTAAAACGTCCTCCGTTTTAACTTGCGCATAAGAGGTCACGGAGGAAACCTGAACGTGTTTTTACAGAAACGGTCAAAAAACTGACATGGATCAAGGCTCCATGAAAGCCCCCTACCGAAGGCTATAGCACGGGTAGGAAATGCCTGCTTCCGGGATCGAACCGGATTTCACCGTTTGCGCCTGCCGTCCAGAAAAACAGTGAATTCACCTACACTGACACAGGCTTATCGAGGATACCATACTTGTATAGGCGGCCACCAGGGAAAAGGTCTAGCATGAATCCAGGGCTTAGGTATCGGCTGTAGCTTCTGAACTGCTGTCATGTAGCTCCTTTAATGAGTCTTCTATCTCTTCCATACGGTTTTTCATCTTATAGATCTGCCAGTATATGTCATACAAGGTCTTTTTAATACTGTCATCAGAGTTCATTGTCTTTATCGATTCGCAAAAGTCTTCATAAGATAGCATTTTTCACCTTAATTTGTTTCTTTTTCTGGTTGATCTAAAGGTAAATATTTCCAACGTTCTGGCATTTGCCCATTAAGTTCTAACTCTAGTATCCTTTCCTGTCGTCTACCTATTTTTCGGCCTATAGTTGAGATGGTCACTATACCATTGCAAGACTTTAAAGTAAAGCCTTTACACTCTTCGTCGTCTACAAAATCATATATGTAGCTAACAATATTTACACACTCGAGTTCAAGACATTCTGCGATTTCATTCCATATTCTACGTTCAACCGGTGTCATGTAGTAGAAACCCTTTCTTTTTGGTATTTATCATCAAACCCACAATCTCTGCAATGAACGAATGTAGTGTATTTTTTAGACCTGTCATACGGAATAAGAAACGATACTCGCGTGTTTGTAGAACTACACTTTGAACATGTACGAGCCATGATTTCAGAAAGTGTAAAATTCTCTTGAGTCATGTAGTCGATCCCCTAGGATATCCAGGTCCTGGTACAGGCCACTGCTTTTGAACAAGCTGTATATTCTCAAACCACAGCATCTGCTTAGGAGGAAGTGGTGTCTTTACTGTCATTGTCATAATAGTTTTTCTCTGTTAAAATATTCTTCACGCGAAGATAGAGCGCGTATATCCTAATCGTTAAACCCCAAAAACAGTTTTCCCTATACGTAGCCAATTCTTCAAAGAGGATATATGCAGCACCTTTTCTTTTCATAAACTTTGAAACACATTTCCGATTGAATGTATATCGATCACCATGAAAAAACATCTCGTATGGCCATTCACGGAATTTTACTTTCTCTTTCATACCAAGCACTTATCAAAAAGCCGTTTCGCCAAATTTCTACGCGCCACCATCCATAACCTAGATCTAATTTAGAGACTGTCATTTTTGGTTAGGCCCTTGAGGAAAATACTGCTGTGGTGCTGGATTCGGGCTTATCGTCATCTGCGGCTGTGGCCAATCCTTTGGGCGATATGGAGCTATTGGGGTCTGTACTATGTGTGTCATAAATACCTCAATTTTTCAAAACTTTTGCTACTCTTCTTTTTAAAGCAGTGTACTGCTCCATAGATAGATCGCTAGATAACACCTTTGCATCGAACAAAACAGAGATAGTACGAACAAGTATAGCATTTTCTAGCGATCTAAGATCTGTGCCTACAGGTGTAGTGGCTAACGTTTGTTTAAAATACTCTTCTATAATATGCATTAGCCCGCCTGAGTTGCTTAAAACAAATGCCTCATAGTTAAAGCTCATCCGTTACACTCATCTGGTATTCCTTCAAATGTTCCCGGAGGATCAATATATTGAAGATTATCTGGATATAATAAAGGCTTAATCTCTTCCCCTATCTCACAATCTAGTGTTGATGCTTGGTGCATCATAAGCTGCAAATAATCTGGATTCTCTTCGAAGAATTCCCCCATTGTATCAGTGTCTAGCGCTTTTTGCAGCTCAAGAGTTTTCTGTACAACAAACTTGTTCTTGAGAAGCTCGTCAATCTGCTCTTTATTGTAGGAAATCCACATTAGTTAAACACCGGTTTGTTTCTATTCATCATAATTTCATACTCACGGTCTGACACACCTCTGTCGGAGTACATATACAGCTTACAACCTATTGTGAGGTACCTAAATGCGTCAGCCGCATTGGAAAACCTATCGTGGACAGGTCTATTGCTGTAGTACTCACGCTTTTTGTCGTATTCCTGCCTGTAGTTCTCAAGAGCCTGTATCAGCGGCTTGCACTTCACAGAATCGAAGTAGCATCTCGGAAATAAGCTCCTTGCACACTCAATGCCCTCTACAATACTACGTATATTATCCAATGTCAGCACAGTGAAGTCAAGGCCGAGATTGGCATAAATTGATCGCAGCTCCAATCCATCACCTTTTTGATGAGCACATACATCATGAGGAGCAAAATGCCTGTCGTAAGTGTAAGGCTTATCACTAATAATCTTTGCATAATGCGCTGCCTCTCTCTGTCTGTTTTCATAATAGTCTATGATGTGTATTTCTTGTCCAATACATTGAAACCATATAATCGCTGTTTCATCGTTGTAACCCACATCCCAGGAAGTACAAACCTTTTTCTGTGTTTGATGCGGTACATGACATATCCGGTCTTCGTCTTTTGCAGCCTGTAGATAGTATGCGTAGTAAGAGCCCTGTATACCAAGAGTGAAGCTGCAGAAGTATTCCTGTTGAACAATATCTTCGTTTGTGCCTTCAGAACGTATTTTATCTAAGGTCTCATCAGAAATCACTCCAGTTTCTTTAATTGTCAGTTTTTCACAAAACCAGTCAGGATTATTGCAAGCCATATCATAGAGCTCTTTAGCGTGATTCGCACCTCTAGGTGTGAATATGAATACAGCCCAACCACCGTTAGCATCCAAAATAGGTCTTATAAATTGCCATGCGTTGGGATCTTGAAGAGCATATTCACTGAAAACACATCCACAAGGATTTGTACCCATAACAGAATCATACTTATCAGTTCCAACAAGTTGAATAAGAGAACCATTAATAAGCTTTATCTTCATCTCTTGATTATTAGGTGGAGAAAGTAGGCATTCTTTAGGGATATGATCTAAGAATTTAAGCCCATCGTTATCCATGCTATCCCAAATGACTTTACGAGCTTGAGAAAAAGTGGGAAAAAAATAAAAGTACACACCTTTTTTTGTAAGGGCTTCGCGAATCATATAATTCCAAGCACATTTATCTTTACCGGCTCTTCTATGAGCAACCCAAACACCTCTTTTCTTGCCTTTATCCATTTCTATGAAGAAATTTCTTTGATAATGCCTTGGCGTGAATTTATGGGGAAGCTCTGGAAGAATTAAAACTTTTCCCTTGCCTTCTTGAATTTTCTGACCTTGTAGACCATTGACAATTTGATGGTTCATAATCACCAGTGTTTTTTATTCTATCAATTGTAAGGCCCTCTTTCCATCCGGAATCCATAGACCATTGGTAGAATTTCATGAAATCTTTTTTCCATTCCTCACACAACTTTATTCCCTTTGCTCCATAGAACTTGAAGTCTTTGCACTTCTCTCTATAACAGCGGTCATGTATTCCTCTATAAATATAGTACAGCTTGTGCTTAGTCATGCCATGAACTTTTCTATAGTCATTCTTCTTTTTCCATCCATATATTCCGGAAGAAGCTTGATTTTTTACTTTTTCCTTGTGGAAGCAGCCGCAACTTAGCGTTTTCCCGGATCTAAGATCATATGAATTAGGAGTAGTAATTTTTCCGCATGAGCATAGGCATTTCCATAGTGTCTTATTGGAAAATCGGCCTATTCTTTCAATTACGGTTAGTCTTTCGAATTTTTGTCCTGTAAGATCAATCAGCTTTGGCATGGGATTCTTTAGGGATATCCGCATATCTTACAACATGTTGAATTATTTGAGGAGGAGCTTCTTCTTTTTCTTCTTTATCCCAAGATGCTTTCCATTCCGGAGAACACACTCTAGCCATAGTGTAGCGTACTTGCGCCGCATCCCACTCCTTCGACAGGGCATTACGGAGGAACTTTTCTTCTTGCCAGGCCTGTGCTTGACGCATAGCGCGCGCAAAGTTGGAATTTGAACGAGCAAATTCTGAGAGACGAGCACGGTCATAACCTCGATATCTTGCAAAAGAACCTATATAGATTTTATCAGGGGTATCATTAGCGATCCAATCAAGCAATCTTCTTGCTTCTTCTTCAATCCATTCCTCGGTATATTTAGTTGGTGCTCCGCCTTGATTTGTTCCTGGAGCATGGGTGCCGTCTTTTCTAGGTCTCGCCATAATTATGATCTTTTTTGATTTCGAATATCATTACAAAGCCACCGTGTCCTAAAAGTTGATGCACTTCGAGTATTGTTACGTTCACTTTTTCTTTTTTGCTTTGCGAGCTGTGCTGTATGCAATTGCCACAGCCTGTTTAATATCCATGTCTGGGTGAGCATGTTTTTCTCGTCTAATGTTTTCAGAGATTCCGGCTTTTGTTTTGGCTTTCTTGCCTTTGACGAGTGGCATGCATTACCTTATATTAAACGTCAACTTTGATCATTGTCATCATTTTTTGCAAGGTTCATTTCAAGAATTTTCACGATTATCTTTGGCACCTCTGCGTACCGCTTGCTAAGAACGAGGTCTATTATCTGTGAATCGTCTTCATATACGAGCTCTTGCATGGCATTGGTTACGGTATATGCCAGGTTATCGAGGTCTGGCCTTCTCCATGGCACGCAAACGCCATTTATCATCTGTTTTCTGCGGGCCTTTGGTGTCTGTTTTGGAATTGGAAGGTGGAAAGTTAGATGAACTCTCATTGGCCCTTGGAAAGGCTCTTTTGGTGCGTGTGGCTTTATCTGCCAGCGTAGAGACTCTTTGTAATCCCTGGATGGATCATAAGCGATATTTCTTGCGAAACGAGTTTGTTTCTGTGGCTTTGGTATTGTGTGTATTTCGAACATGATCATACGAGACCGATTTAAAATTTGTTCTGTGTTATCGATCTCGTCATTAGATGTCAAGCGGATTTACGATGCCTCTCGAGAACTGATTCTTTGACGCGCTCCAGCTCTTGTTTTGATATGACTATGTATTTCCCCTTATAGTATGTCTTTATCTTGCCTTCGAAGTGCATGTCTTGTAGGAGCTGCGGCTTTACTCCGAGCTCTTTTGCTGCCATGATTATGGAGTATTCTCCTTTGTCTTTATTGAACACCTTTTCGCCATTAAACATGGAATGTTCTTGTTTTGATCTCCAATATTTAAGGTATTCGTGTATCCATTCATATGTTGTAACGATCTTGCCATTGCTTCTTTTTGCTTTAAGTGTTCTGCGACGTATCGCTTGGTAGACGGCTTGTGGCGTGACTCCTAGCATTTCCACGGCTTCGCTTACTGATATATATTTCATATTTGTTTCTCCCAATCTGAGTATGAGACTTCTCCCTGTGTCTCTCTATGGATTATTTTTTGATAAAACTTATTTGGTTTGAACTTTCCTATTCTCCATTTATAAAGAGCGGCTCTTGATGCATCAATTTTCTTGGAAAATTCTAATGGAGAGATATTATTTTTCTGTAGCCATTCCTCGATTTGCATGATTCTCCTAGTAAAATATTACACTTTCACGTTAGTATACTATTCTACTGTAAAAATGTCAATATGGAGAATTTTCATGTATATTAGGGTTTCGGAGATATTGGGAAGGCTACAAAATTTCTCAGGAATAGATGAGGCGGTTTTAAGTGCCAAGGCTGAAATAGGCACTAACGTTCATAAAGCAATTGTAGAGGATACTAGCGGAGATTTCCCTATGCTTAAGACGGAAAGAGCTTGGGCATATTTTGGTTCATATGAATTATGGAAAGCTAAGGAGAAGCCTGTATTTAAGATGCAAGTTCCCCGGCTTTATGATGATGAGCTCATGATAACAGGTGAGATTGATGGCATTATTGAGACGAATAGACATAATCTACCGTTACTTGTGGACTGGAAGTGTTCAGCTAGTGCCAATGAGGAGATATGGGAGATGCAGGCGCATTTCTACTGGTATCTGCTTCAAAGGAACGGTATTGATGTGAGCAAAGAAAAGATGCTGTGGGTAAACTTACGTCAAAGCAAGAAGTATATAGAGGATGGAGTTGCGAAATATTCTCCGATGCTTCCTAAGGTTTATGAATTTTCATACAAAAACAGTGTGTTCACACGTTGTGTTGAGGAGGCAATTAAGGCATGGGAAGAGAAAAAAGCTAGTTTACTATTTGACTAAATATTCAGTAAAACGTTATACTTAAATCACAACAAAAAAACAGAGGATTGCATGAATAATGAAGAAGACGAAGAGGAAGAAGAGGAATTTGACGAGTGGAAGGGGCTGTTGGATGACGAGAATAAGTCGGTTTTACAGTTTCTTTTTGGAATCAACGAATTTCAGTTGATCGAGGAGCTGAATATATTTAAGCAAATGGACTTGGAAGAAAGAGCTTGCTACGAGGATGACTTCTCTTGGTATCTGGCTAGCAAGTATTCGATGAATATATAGAAACGAAGCGTTCTAGAGTGGGTTCTAGAACGCTCCCAAATCAAAAAATGGAGAAATCAAAATGTTAAAGGAACACGATGAATCTATAGGGGATGATGATTTTGAGCAAATCTTTTCCTATGATTTTTATAAAGAGCGTGCGGAGAAGCTGGAAAGCGAATTGTGCGTAGCGAAGATAGAGCTTAAGATGGCAAAAGAGATGGAAAATTTCTGGTACGAGTCCTACGAAGAATTAAACAAAACATTCATGAATTATTTGGAGACAAGATAATGGATAACGACATGATAAGGGATCTTGAAGATAGGATAAATGCAAAAAATCTTATGATTAAATTTTGGAAAGAATCTGCGGACGAATGGAAAATAAGTGCCGAATTTTGGGGAGAAAAGTATTTCCAGATCAAAGAAAAATACACAAAAATAGCAAAAATAAGGGAAGAGAAAAACAATGGCTAACGAATTAGTAAAAGCAGATCAATACTTTTCAGAACTTGATTATGCGAGAAAGCTTGGCGACATCGTGATAAAGAGCGGGAAATGGTCTAAGGAATGGAACCTAGACACCATTATGGTTGTTATCATGTATGCGAAGGACTTGGGGATTCATCCTGTAAAGGCTCTTATGAGCGGCTTTGACATCATCCAGGGCAAGATAAGCATGAAGCCTATGATGATGAATGAGATGATCCGAAAAGCGGGCCATAGCATCATTGTGGAGAAATGGGGCTCTGATGAGTGCATTATCAAAGGCACAAGGAGTGATAACGGAGATACGCTCACAATTAGGTTTACGCTGAAAGATGCGGAACTTGCTGGATTGCTTGGGAAGGATAACTACAAGAAGAACCCTAAGAACATGCTCTTTGCGCGTGCTATGGGAAATCTTGGCAGGATGCTGTTTGCGGATATCATTGGTGGCACATACGGCGAGGAAGAATTTGAGCCGAAGCAAGAAAAGAAGAAGCCGAAGGCTTTGGAGCATCTGGAAGAGGCTGAGGTTGAAGTGAAGAATGTTGAGCCGGAAGTGAAGAAAGATCCTACTGTAGAAGACTTGCAAGTGGCTCTTCTTTCTATAGGAAGCGACTGCGACATTGAGCTTTTGAAGGAGTATATCAAGTATATTTCCGTAAAGAAAGGAGCGTCTCAGGAAGAAATCTTGAACAGCGCTTTGATGAACGAGGCGCTTACGGTACGTTTTCGAGATTCATTCCTTGAGTCTTTAAAGCCACAAAAGGCTGAATCTTAGTAGCTGAAGTTTCGCTAGATTCGAATCTGTTTCTAGCGAGATCTTTCTTTCTGTCATGGATGGATTGTGTCTGGAAGGCACGTCGGAAGTCCTTGACCTCAAATTCAATCTGTATTAGCTTGGACCGATTAAAATGCGCGTCGCTATCGACACGACGCACGAGGTTTTTTTGAATGGATATGGATTTAAAAGACAGGCAGATGGAAACGAAAAATAGGATCACTGACAGCGATATCAAAATGTCTATCAATTCAATTTCCATCAGCCCTCAACTCAACACCATGTTTTCTTTTTACACAACAGGAAATTATGTCGGTTTTAAAACCAGTTATGTGAGTTCAAAAACCAAGGAAACATCATGTCTGTTATCAGTTTGGCATAATGCTTCCTTTTTACACAACAGGAGATTATGTCAGTTATTAGAATTCAACGACATGAAAAGCCTTATGTCGTCTTAGACAAACAATTTCTACATGACAAATCAATATCATGTAGCCTTAAGGGCTTTCTTGCTTTTTGCTTATCTCAACCCGATGATTGGATTTTTCGAGTCTCTCATCTCTCTTCTGTCTTAAAAGAAAAAAGAGACGCCATATTTTCTATGATTAAAGAAGGGATTCAAAACGGATACATATTACGGGAAAATCAGAAGAGGGATGATAAAGGAAAATTCACAAGATGCGACTACGCTGTTTTTGAGACAAAACAACAGGTTCCCGATGAAATTAAAATAATTTCTCCGCAACCGGCTTTCCCGTATACGGCGAAGTCGACACTACCAAGGAATGAAGCTAAACTAAGGAATAATATATATAAGAAACCACCACCCCCAACCCCTCCAATTCCTGAAAATCTTGAGAAATCTCCCGGCATTCCGAATGGTGGTGGTGGTCTTTCAAACTCTTTGGAATTGGTCAAATTCAAGAGTAAATCTGGTAAAGACCTGCAAATAACCATCTCTGAGCTTAAGAAACATCTGGAAGAATTTCCAGCAGATGTTATAGAGAAAGCCGTCGAGGAAATAGACAGTAATAAGCCAATAACTAATATTTTAAAATACACCAAAAGCATCTGTAAAAGACTTTACTCTGAAGGTCGCTATGTGAGTGTTTCTGAAACACCGGTTAAAAAATGCCTGTCTCGTGAAGAGCGAGAGGAAAGATGGCGAAGACTTGGTATTAAGCCTCCAAAGGAACCGACGAAGGAAGATAGGCAGGCTCAAAGAGAAGCAGACGAAAGACGGAAAAAAGTTTTGGAAAGAGCCAACATGAAAGCTTGGCAGATTAAAAAACTGGAAAGAGAAGAGGCTGAGAAGAAACGCCCCAGTCCGTTAGGGCAGACTGAGGCCAACGATACCGTAGGTGGCGAGTATCGTTAAGAGTTTGAAGCTAGTGAAGCTTCTTTGATGCTTCGATGCGTGGCTTCGATATTTTGGACATCTTGCGGTTGGATAATCGAAATTGCTTTGCCAATTAGGTAGCCAGTGGCGCAAATTCCTATCAGAATCAAGCCATAATGGCCTAAGTTGAGTAGGGTATGGTCAATATAGCCAGCTGTTATGTTAAACGCTCCTACTGCCAAATCCGTTCGAATTTGAGGCATAGTACCGTTGAGTATAGGGAGGGCACAGTTTTTGATGATCTGCACACTGTAGAGCACGTTGTTGTATGCGAACGCTGCTGTGGTAGCTCCTGTGCAAAATGCTGCAGCGCTATAGGCTGCCCGTGAGAAGTTTTCCATTGTAATTGTTTCTTTAACAAAAGTATATACTGAGTTTAAAGCTTGCATAATTCCTCTTAGTTTTTTGAACGCAAAATAAGTTTGATGAGTTTTTTAATAAAATGTATAATTGGGTCAGGGCCATAATGAATTAATATAATCATAAGCGGTAGGAAGATAACTAGACTTGAAATAAGAATAATATTCATCATGAACCTAAGTTAGTGTTACAGTGTAATAAAAAAACGATACTGTAAATGTATTGTTGTTTGCTGCATTTCCCGTGATTTCACCTGCTGCTGCTGGGTTGTATAGATTCAGAGCCAAGTTTTCAATGCTTGCGAATGCTGTTCCTGTGTGTGTAGATGTTGTTGTTGCTGTATACACAGATGTTGAGCCGGTAAGCTGAGCATTTGCCAATACATCGCCGTTTGTAGTTGCTGTTCCCCAATAGAGAGCTATTGTTTGACTTCCTGCTGCGACGAATACGTTTGTTCCGCCATAGTTGAATTTTCCATAGATCGGAGATATGAGGCACAAGACCTTTCCTGAACCTGGAGCTGCCACGACTTGTATGGGTGTTCCGTGTAGGGCTTTTATCTGAGCCGATGTGATGTTTAGGGTTACGTATGTAAGACCTGAAGGACCTGTAGCTGCTGCGCTTGTCCAGTTCGTTCCGTTACTTGTAAGAACATTTCCTGAGGTTCCTGGCACTGGCCAGGTTTCTGTGGAATAGATGTTATTCGTTCCATCAGAGACAAGAATTGTTCTAGCTGTTCCGCTAGCACTTGGATAAGTTGGGGTGGAAAAAGTGAGTGCATTTCCAACACCTGCTCCTTGGAGAACTTTTCCTGAAGCAGCAGTCGGGATATTTGCGATATTGTTTGTGACCATAAAGCCTTAAACGTATGTAAGATTTCCTACAGCATTGATAACCGTGAAGTCTGTATTTGCTATTGTCGTCAGTAGATATACTACATCATACTGTTTTGTAGAAGATAAAGTGCCGGTAGCGCCTGTTGTGGTATTTACTACTCCGAAATGTATTGTTTGACCAGAGTTTTGAGCTATTGTCCATAAGCCTGCTGCTTTACCTACTACAGCAAAAATCGTTCCATATGCTGCGGTTACAGGAAGCGTGAAGGTGACTAAGCTTGCCCCATCGTTACTGGTATAGCCATTATTCACTGAGAGGGTTTGTGTAGTTCCTGTGACGTCTGTCCAGGTCAAACCACCACCTGTAGCTGTTATTGTGGTATTTCCACCTGTTCCTGAAGCGTTGGTAAGAGATATACCAGTACCTGCTTGGAAAGTTCTTCCCGTAAAAGTTCCCGATCCATCGTAGACAGTGTAACCACTGCTTGAAATATTGATGCTATTGTTTGTAGGCATATTGTAAGACCTTTTTTAAACCACTGTTAAATTTCCCATGCTCGACATTACTTGCCAAGTTAAGTTTTGGACTAGGCAGACAAGTCTTAGGGTATCACCTTGTTGAGTAGAAGCAAGAGAACCTCCGACACCTACAGTTGTTATTGAGTTTGCTATCTCTATTGATTGACCTGCGCTTTGCGTTACAGTGAAAGATGTTGCGCCTTTGAGAGCTATTTCTATTTCATCGCCTACGTTGCTTGTTGCAGGTAGAAGAAGTGCGAGCGCTCCTCCTGGAGATACGCAAAAATAGCCATTATTCACCACTAGCGTTTGAGAAGCTGTTATCCTTGACCATGTCATGCCTGAACCAGAAACGCCGATTGTGATGGTGTTTCCTGAAGCCGAAACGGTAGTGCCCGCAGAACCTACTACATTTAGATATCCTAGAGTTGCCGAACCTGTTCCAGAATTCGTAACGAAGTATATGGGAACTGAAGGAAGAGGCCCTGACATTATCTTGGCGTTGTTAAAATGTTTTGCATGTAGAAAAGATCAACTGCTTGAGCTGGCAAGTTTCCTGCTGAGACAAGAGATATAATCGCTGGTTGCAGTGCTACCACTGGCATATTTGTGCTTATGGTTGTTCCTATCTGTGTTCCGTTTATGTAAAACGAGGCGCTTGTTCCTGCTGCGTTTACATCAATACCGAAATTCAGAAATCCTATAGCTGCTGGAGTTGAGGTGTTTTGTGTTGTCTTTGTTCCTGCGTGGTTAGTCACTATCTGCCAATTTCCGCTATTTACGGTATGTGTGTATTGAAAATATACGCCATTACCAGGGGCTTGAGGAACGGAAGCATCTGCCTGTTGCATAAATCCTAGATAGAACGTATAAGCATTTGTGTTTGTAGAGAGGGCAACAAGGTTAAAGACAAAATTTAGTGCAAAGGAGCCTCCTCCAAATAAAAATGGATTGACTGTACCTCCTGTAGACAACAAGAATAGACCTGTTGATATCGTTGGAAAAGTCATCTGCCCTGGATTTGTGGCAGTTCCATTAATGTATGATAGGCTTCCATTACCCCAGTTATACAAGCCCGTTGTATTGCCATTGCTTACAAAATCATCCACTAGATTTACGACCTGATTTGGCTTAAAAGAATTAGGATTTGTCCCTATGTTTATTAGTCCTGCCTGTGACATGATGCCTCAATATTGAAAATATGATTCTAGATAGATATTTCCTATTCCTGCTGTGCCTTTTATTTCCCATTGTGTCTGAGCCGGAAGGAAGGACTCGTCATCACTTTCGCAATTTGCTGCGATGTCTAGCAGTACAAAAGAACCTGCTGGCACATAGAGTTTATCATTTGTACCATCGTTTGATATGGTAACGTCTGTAGAGCCATTGTTTATGATATGAAATCCTACAGCCTTATTTACTGTAGGAGTTCCGAAGTTCTGGTAAGACCCTGTTAAAGAGGCGCTGCTAAATACCCGTAGCGTCTCCATATTCCATCGAATTTTACTGTCCGGCATCTGAGATTACCTCTTCTTTCTGGGATTGTTCTTTCAACATTTTATTAGCTATTTCAACCACATACTGCCTCAGTTCTATGAGAACATCATGAGTCTCTCCTAGAGGAGAATCATTTTCCAAAAGAAGTATGTATGACCTTTCGCCTTTCTTAATCTCAAGTTTCGTGATGGTTTTCTGCATTTTTCACCTTTCAATTTTTAAAGTGTCTATCAAGCGGCCTTTTCTTCCTGCATGGTTGAATTCAAAAGTTGGGTCGCACCATATGTCTATTCCGGCATTTATAGCTCGTTTACAGAACACATAATCCTCTCCCCAGAATTCTCCATCTATAAGCTCTGTGTTATACAGCATTGTGCCTTGGAAGTTATCCCTACGGACGCTTTTCGGTTTATATGCAAGCTCAGGATAAAAGGCTATCATTTTTTCAAGAGCTGATCTTTTCAATAGCATGAAGCCTGCCGGCATAAGATTCATTTTGAGAAGATTTCCCTTTTGGATGATGGTTCCATCAGGGTTTGTACAAGCCTCGAAATGAAAATGATCTTCCGATCTTGCCGGATAAGCTCCTGCAATGAACTCTTCATCATAAAGAATCATTTTTATGACATCATTTGCCTTCCAAGCTATATCTGCATCGATACAGAGCATGTGGGTACAATCTGATTCCAGAAAGAATTTATTGAGCATATTTCTTTCTGCGGAAAGAAGCGATCCCGATGAATGAATACGATACATAGATGATATGTTGTGCATGACAAGAATAGATGCCATCTCTGCAAGAGAAATGGCATAGCTTGCATGCACTTGACCAGAAAAAGCAGGTGTTGCGATAAACAACTTCGTCATGCTACGCGCACCGCTCTGATAGTTCCATATCCTGTAGCAGATCCACCAAATGTTGAAGCCGCTGTCAGATAATATGATGTTGTAGAAGCAAGATTCACGCGGAATACTGGTGTTTGTACTCCTACAGGGATGCTTGATCCAGCACTTGCACTCGTAGAGCCACAAGCAACGCCAAGAGCTCCTAGCGTATTAGTTGCTGTTGAAATACTTGCCTGGTTTAGTGTCTGTACAGTTCCATTTATGATAACGCATCCTGTGACATCCCAACATCCTGCCGTTAGGTTCACAGTAGCGATGTTATAGACTGTAGCGCTTGTTGTCATAGTGATAGCGGCACCTGAGGTAACAGTTGTAATAAGCTGCTGGCCAATGTATCCAGCAGAAGGAGCTGTACTTCCTTGCTGACCCCAATATGTACCACCTGCTTGAAGAAGGACATTGCTTGCCGTTCCTGAAGTAAATGTAAGACCTCCAGAGCTTCCAGAAAGCAGAGATACAGCATTTGCAGCTTGCGCAATGTTGCCGGCAATCAGAGTTTGCGTACCGCCTGTTGAGGTTCCTGATAGGATGTTTACAGCTTGTGTACCACCTGAAGGTGTACCAGTAATTAGGTTCACTGTCTGAGAACCTGTAGTATATGTACCTGTCATTACGTTTAATGCTTGGGCGGCATTCGCAGAGATCACACCATTCATCATATTGATGGTTTGTGCGGCTCCTGGAGTTGCTCCTGAAAGTATATTAACACTTTGGGCACCTGTGCTTGAGGCAGCGTTAGCAATGGCAATTGTTTCTGCGGCAGTAGATATTCCCAAATTGATCTGTCCTGTTCCTGTGGCAGTACCGATTGTGTATGTTGATGTAACGGCACCATTAACTAGGAAATTGCCTGTACCTACCGTGATTGTAGTAGCTGAAGCACCTGTTGCATTACCGATGTTTACAGTAGAAGCAGAGGCACCTGTATTGATATTTGTTGTCTGTGTACCTCCTGTAGCTATTCCAGTGAACAGATTGAAAGCTTGGGTACCAGCAGACATCGCACTTGTCATAACGTTCACAGTAGCATTATGACTTGTAGTGCCATTGGCAAGATTCAATGTTGCAGCACCTGATCCATTAGCTATGAGGACTGTTTGTGTTCCGGAACTTGAACCAAAGGTCATATTTCCTGTGCCTGCTGTTCCCCCAATTGCTATTGTTCCTGTTGTAACAGAAGCAGCTATTGCGTATGTTGCAGTAGAGGAACCATCCAAAGAAAAATTACCTGTACCCACTAACATTGCAATTCCACTTGAACTTGCATTATTTCCTATAGTTATTGTGGTATTGGCTCCATTAGTACCTAGATTAATAAGACGAGCTGCTGCCGTACCTGTACCGTTCATGATGTTTAAGGCTTGAGTTCCACCGGAAAGCGTTCCATTCATGATGTTTAGCGTGTTGTTTACGGCGGAATTTCCACTCATTATGTTTGTGGTATTAGCAGATGTATTAGCTCCATTGTTTATAGAAACAGTGTTACCTCCGGTACCACTGGCGATGTTAACCGTAGTCGCCGAATTCGAGGTTCCTATAGCAGAAGTACCTGCCCCATCAACTGTCAATGTTCCGGTTATTTCAAGTGTTCCAGGAGTAATCATTGTAGAAGGAAGACTAATCACAAGTTGATTTGCTCCGGCGTTTCCTGTCACCGTTGTTTGGTTTGCCGTACCATTGATATTGATAACACCACCACCTGTAGGGCCTATATTGCCCCCAGAATCTCCGGCAAGGAATCCCACTGTTCCTGTTGAAAGGCCAAATTGCTCCCATGTCACAGAACCGTTGATACCTGTATTCTGCGTTGCTATAAATGATGTAGCAGCCGATTTGTTGATCCAGATCGTTCCTATAGCATTTCCTGTAGCCGCATTGGAAGGATTTATTGTTGCTACGATTACATTGGAAGGATTTGGGACTTGGCCTCCACCATAGTATGGGAAGCCTTGTTTTACTGACATTGTTGTGAGAGCCATTTTTTGTACCTCTTAGGTGAATGAAGTTGCATCATAATCCCTATTTAATGTTTAATCAACAAAAATCATGTTCTGGTAAATTATTTGCAATTAAATCAGTAAAATATTATACTATCTAGAAAGAGAGGCCACGATGAACATCCTAATCTGCTGCGCTATGTGCCATGAATCCGACCTATTCGATGTGATAAAGCGAGCAAACGAAGCGTATGTACGCGATATGGAAATGCAGGAAGATACTGTAGATTCCGGAAGCGAGCCCCTTGATGAATACATGGAGAGTGAGTAATGGAATGGTATCATGTGTTAACTATCATAGCGGTAAATCTTGGCATGTATTTTCATAGCCAGCGACAGATCGGAGAATTTCATAAAGAAGTAAAAGACTTTCATGGAAGGCTTTGCAAACTGGAAGAAAAGTATATTCATATGATGGAAACAATAATAAATGAGAAGAAATAATGGAAGAAAGTAATATATTGCCTCATGTCATATGTGCAGGTTTTTACATAACAGGAATTATCATTTTCGTAATATACAATAAGTTTAAATTGAAGATTCTAGACCTATCAATAAGACAAGATAGGATAGAGAAAAAGGTAGATCAAATCATGGAGAAGAAGTGATGGTATTCACTATACTAATGTATGCAGCTCTCATTGGATTAGCACTTCCAACTATTTTCCTCATAGGATCTATATTCTATGCAGTTGGTTGGGGAGCTTGGTTTTTATGGCATTCGATTCTATTTAAAATTGAAGAAGTCAAGAACCAGAAATTTCTTTAGGTTTCACTTCCAAAGTTTTTTGCCCAAGATTTTCTAAAATTTCTTCTGCCTCCTTTTCCGCTGCTTTATAGTCTTTAGCAAGAAATTTCTTTTGAAATTTTATATATGAGTTATTAATATCTTTACCAGTATATCCTTTTCCAGCAATCCTCGCTGGAATATCTGCTATATTTCTCCATAATTTTCTTATATTGAGATATTCAGGGTCTTGAATTTTTACAAAATCTTTCATTTTATCAGAAACAGCAGTTTGATATTTTGCTATTTCATCCAATTGATTCATTGCATCCTTTCCTAAACTTTTTTGTAAATATCCCCTTTTACTACTTTTCAAAATATTTTTAAGGCTATTTGGATTTCTAAAACCATCTTCTAAAATTTTCTCCACCAATTGAAGGTTTTTTGTTTGTTTATAGATTTCATTAGCATATCCGAAAGGCCTAGCTACAGCTTCATTTCCAGATGCTTTCATTGCATTTACTAGTTGATCATTGATATCATGATAAGCCTTAGCTTCTGCTTGTTCTAATCCGGTCATTTCTGTTTTTTTATATAATCTATCAACATTTTCATTATAAGCTTGATATTGTTTTAATGTTTTCCTAGCATCAATTTTTTTAACCATTTCTTTAGGAACTACTGGACTTCGCATAGGCCGTCCAAATTCATCCAAAATTTTGCTTGGTTTTTCGTTATACTCTGGATTTGGCTGAAGAAACTTCTTTCTTTCTTCTTTTATGATAGACAATCTTTTATTTTTTGGATCTGAAATCGAAGGAATACTTTTTTGAATTGAGTCGATTTCCTTATCCATCCATTCAACAATAGGAAGTAAATTCACTCTTCTTTTTGCTACTTGTGCTCGATTATTAGCTAAATCATAATAATCTTTACTAGCTTTATTTAAATCTAATCCTCGTTCTCTTGCCACTGCTGCTGGAATATTTTCTTTTACTATAGCTTTTACAACATTTTCTGATGATTGTTTTATTTCTTTCTTTATTCCTCTTGCCTGTTCCTTAGAAATAGTTGGTGTTATACCACGAGGTTCTTTTATCTCAGTTCCTGCAAATGGTCTAAGACCGTATTTTTCTCCTATGGCTGTTTCAATTGTCTTCCCTCGATTTTTAGGAATTTCAAGTTTACCTTTTATCACTTGTTTTTTATAAAATTCATCAGTAGAAGATTTTATTAGATTCGAAGGTTTTATTTCTTTTCCTTTCAGAAATTGAGCAGTTTTTCTAGCTGCCTGAAATAATGCATGTCCCCCACCAAATAATGCAGCTTCTCCAACAACTTCCGGCGTCTCAGGTAATCGCTGCTCTCCGGCAATTGTTTCAAGACCTTTATAAGTTGCTCCTGTAAGCGCTGATTGTGCGATTCCAGCGCCTGGAATACCCGAAAGAATTGGATTGGTAGCGGCTGTTACTCCAGCGCCTAATGCACCGATTTTGAGAGCTTCTCCACCAAATTGTGCTACTGATTCTGCTGTAGGATTTAATGAAGGTTCAAGAAGACCTTTTTCTCTTGCCTTTTCAAGCAATTTTCCCCCACCAGGTATCATGCCAGCTCCTACCGCTGTTCTTGCTTGCTGACTTGCTTTTTCTCCTAATTCTTTTGATATTCTAGCCCTTTCTTCAAAAGGCAATTCAAGGAACTTGGTTCTTTCATCTGCTTCATTAAGATCTGAAAAAAAAGAACTTGACTGAGACTGTTGTTGACTATATGAAGGTGAAACATCAAGATCAGCAAAGAAAGAATTTGTCATTGTATGAATTCCTGACTTAAGAGTTGAGCGGCTTTTGCTCTATCACCATTTACAGCTTGTAATATTTGATCTCTCCGAGATTTATGTTCAGGATTAGTTATATCAAATTTTGGCCCAACTTCTCCATCATATGCCGCAAGTCTTGTAAGTAATTTAGCTTCATCGCCAAATCTTTCCTCTATTCTTTTACGAACTTGCGATGTAAAATCAATAGGACGAAAACCACCATTTTCATCAATGATTTCATCCGCTATTTTTAACTTTTCAAGTTTCATTCTATCTTTAAATTCATGAAAATTTATTATTGCTTCATTTGCTTGAGGGGTTTTATCTATAGATGGTACTTTTCCAGAAGCTTGATCTAAATCTGCATCAGATAATCTAGTTCCGAAAATATCTTTCATTCCTTCATATGTATCTAAAGCCGCTGCTTGAAATGTTGCCTGATCTGGATTTAGAAAAAAATCTTTCCATCTAGTATTTTCGAATGCTTTTCTAATGAGATTCTTGAAGTTTGTTGGATCTAAATTCCCAGATTGAAGTTTTTGTTTCATCACATTAAATGAACTTAATCGTGTTTTTGATGTATCATACTCTTTTTGCATTTTTTCATAAGCCGGAGCGCTTTGCTTGTGAATATCGTTCAAATTCTTCTGTTGAAACTGTTGTTGTTGATTTTGCAACTTCTGCTGAGCTAGGTTCTTCCTTTGTAAAGCATCGGCTTGAGAAAGGTAATTTCTTGCAATTCCTTCCTCTCCAAGTTGAGACGCTTGAGCAGCTGCATTGCGATATGCTTGCTCTTGCTGTTCAAGCTGCTGTATCGGATCTACCGGTTGTGGAACATTCATAGGCTGTGGCTGATTTTGGCCTCCTCCAGGCTGTAGGTTCGCCGATTCTGCGAGCATAGGATTTATACCGCCTCCACCTTCCATGAATTGATTGGCGGCGTTTCTGGTGGCATTTTGAGCATTTGTCACGCCACCTGGATTTAGTTGATTCTGGAGATTCTCTTGCAGTTGACGGAGATTAGTTTGCTTCTGCTGATTTTTCAAAAATTGAGGTGCAAGTTGAGGATGTTGTTCAGCAATAGCCAAAGCCTTTTGTAGATCTGTAGCATCAGGATTATCGAGAATACTCTTTAACTTTTCTTCTTCTTGTTTCTTTTTGAATACACCAAGCCCTGCGAGTAATCCTGAGGTTACTCCATACCCGATAGCTTGTCCTGTTCCTTTGCTCATAGTAGCTCCTTATTGTCCGAGTTGAAGACCGCCAATTCCACCTGTAATACCGCCTATTACAGCTCCTGGAGGGCCTCCTACAAGAAATCCTGTTCCCGCTCCTGTTGCTGCGCCTGCCGTACTACTTGCATATCTTTGACCTATAGTAGGACCTGCTGCCCCTCCACCTGCCTGAAGATATGGGCTTTGTAGAGCAGTAAAGTTTGTATTTACAGGATGACCCATAAGGAGTTGATTTGCATTAAGTCTTGCATTTAGAGCCTGAAGTTGCGAGTTGTATATGTTTTGTTCCTGTCCAGCTCCAAACTGTGAAGCGAACTGTTGTTGTTGATTACGTAAATTAGCTCCGAACTGTTCTTGACCTGCTCCGAATTGTGATTTATATTGTTCTTGTTGAGCTCTAAGTTGATTGTAGAAGTTTTCCTGAGCTCCTCCGAACTGTGCGCTAAATTGTCGTTGTTGTTCTCTTGCTCCTAAAAGACTTCCTGCTATGTTGTTTCTCATTGTTTCAAAATCAGCAGATAGATTTCTTTGAAGGTTTGCTTTTGCTGCATTCTGAGCTTGGAAAAGAGCACTAGATCCCGCTGTTCCTTGTCCGTATTGCCCTGTGACTTCCGGAGCCAAATTCTGGGCATAATCCGCAAGAGCTGCTTGTTTTCTGGCTTCAAACATAGGTTCTAATCCACGGCCTGCACGTTCAAAATCCTTCTGAAGTTGTCCTAATGTTCTGTGCTCATACTTAGTTTCAGGCTTGAATTTCGTTGGCTCGTATTTCGTCTCTGCCTTAAACTTTGATGGCTCGTACTTGGTCTTTCCTTCATACTCTGGAATATGACGCCCTTTTCCTACTTGAGTAACTCTATGAGAAGCGCTTTTTCTTTGTTTGTATTCCTGAGGTGCTTGCTTTTGATAGATCTTTGCCTGTACATTTTGTGCTTTGGCTTCTTGCTTATGCGCTTTTTTCTGAGTGCCTGTGTATGCTGCTTTTTTAGCCATATATTACTCCGTTCCTACCTGTGTTCCAAATACGCTTATATTGAAGACAGCAGTTGTGCCTGTCAATCCATGATATATCTGAAACGTATTTGCGGTAGCTGAGATTGTTAAATTTATTCCTGCCCATATACCAGAGCCCGCCTGATTTGTTATTTCAGCTCCGAAGCCCACTAATGTGGAAGTTGATTTACAAAGAGACCATACTCCAGTAGGCTGCGTAGAAGCGATTCCGGATACACATACCAAATAGGCACCGAATTGAGGAAGATTAGGTATATCCTCTGCGACATCTGATATGTTAATAGTATAGAAGGGTATTTGCCTTGCATTTACGATAAATCCTATTTCTTCATAAAATCTGTTCATGAATTCAAGAAAGTTCTGCGTATCATCTACAGGATTCGGTACTACAGTTTGCGGAGGAAGATTCAAGAACGGCTGGTAGGGAATCATAGGAATGTGCTCGGAGTTATTCTTCCTGCCGGCGATGCATGTAAGATCATGCCCAAAATCTTAAAACTTCCACCTGTATTAAATTGCCCTGAATCTGTAGGAACCTCATTAGTTATCTCGATTTGTACAAATTCCCCTACAAGGTTTAGATAGACACGCTTCCAGGCCCAGTTTTGACCTAAAGGACCATCTAGAGTCACCTGCTGTGAATTGGAAGGGGATTCGCTATTGTTTACATAGAAATTAAAGGAAAGTGTGATCTGCGTATTGATTTCATAGTAGACGTCAAGATACCCAAAACGTGCCATGAGGGCATTTGCAGCAAAAGGATTAAATCGCTTCGTACTACAGAATGTCTTTACCGGTAATCCTGTGTCTGTAACTCCGGAATAAAGCTGATAAACAAAACCGTTCTGATCGCCTCCTAGAAGCACGGAAGAGAGCGTTTGCGTGAGGAACCCAAACCAAGGGAAATTGCATTCTGACCAAGTAAGGCCTTCTACTTCAGATCCTGAACCTGGTGCAAAATCTGCCCATGTAATATCTTCCACATTTAATCCAAGACCAAGACAGGAAAGCGTATTTATTGAAGATGGAGAAGTCGCAAGGAATCCCATATTCGGTATAGCTGTTGCCCATGTGTTTTCAAGATAGTTAAATATCAATGCAGAGTCATTTGTGAGCAGATTATTTGATTCGCTAGGATATAGCATCCAGGTTTGGTTAAAGGTGTCATATTTCTGAGCAAAACAATTCGCAAATCCCGATTGGTGTATCTGTTCAAATTGATCGATAATGGGTATATCATATCGATCTACAGCTACGGAATCACATGAAATAAGTCCCTTAATTCCCATAGAAGTGGCGTTTGTATCATAAGGCACCGTACCATAAGGGGCGCTTGTAGACCTTGTGCTATTGATCTGATCGAACCTATAGGGGTCAAATGCTGATCCGGTAAATCGTAAATTCCATGTGGAGTTTGTAGCAAATACAACAAGGATGTCGCGTATAAGCTGGCTTGCCATGAGCCAATCGCCTGTAGGACAATTTACAAAGCCTCCATTTCCTGCTACATCCGCTGCAAAATTATAAGAGCTGAATATAACTGTTGGAGAAGTCGTAAATGTCTGCTGCTGGCTAAATCGCACGGTTTGCGCTTCAGGTATTGTGCTTCCTACGAGAGTAGGCCTTATAAATAACAATCGATTCTTATAAACTTTTATGTCTAATGTCGTCTTTATAGTTATTGCGTTGCTATAAGAAAAATCCTGGACTTCAGCTAGTGTAGTATTAAAAAGAGGCCGAGAGAGTTGAGTACCGTTGAAAAGAGTAACGGGATCAACATTGTTAGTAAAATACAGAAAATCCCCCTGGACATCGTTGAATCTCCAGTTTGTGGCATTGAAAAAGTTCGTGTTGTCACCTGTAAAATAATCCCCTGTGACATCTGCTGTAATCGTTACTTGAGCTCCTACTGTTATAGCTGAAGTCCATGTGACTGTTACAATACCCGTAGAGTACACCACAGTTCCCCCTGAAATATTTCCAGAGGCTATTATATTCCCTGCTCCATCATCGGTTGTTGTGTCTGGACCGTCTGTAATAACTACTGAGAGTGGGGTGATATTTGTAAACTGGGTATGTATTCCTCCGGTAGTTGTTGCAGTAGAAAATTGCTGCCATATGACTTGTGAGAACTGATTAAGAGCGACAAAACTTTTTGAGTTCTGGTCGTAAAAAGATGCCCTACGAGTATCCATGACAACGGTTATGGATTTTCCTGTTGTAGGACTCGTGAATTGCTTTATACCCATTATAGGGTTATAGACTTTAGAGCCTGTGGTAATTTGATTTGGAACATATCCCCATGTAGCCCATACAGGCGTTGAATTATCAGGAGCCGTTACAAACTTAGCAGTGAGAACACCTGTAGCGTATACAATTGTAGATCCGTTATCCTGAGTTCCTGTAAATGTTCCTGTAGGAGGCGTTCCGTTATCTGTAATGCTTTGTACAACACCGCCTATAATAGCCCATACAGTAACGGTAGGAAAGGATGCATTTGCGACCACAGGAAGCTTTGTGAATGTAAAATTGAATGTTTTCTTCGAGCCATTGCCTGTACCTATTTGAACGCTATCAATATACACCAAAGAGCCATTTCCTGCGGCTGATTGATAAAGTTGCATGCCAGGACGTTGATATAAAACGCCCTTATAGACATAGGCATTTTCAAGCGTATCCCATGCATCATCCGGTTTTATCCAGCTCTCGAGATAAGTGAACAAGCCTGTTTTTTGCTGGCCTTGACCTATCAGAAATGGCTGATATGAGCTTATTGTCATGCTGGGCCTATTGCCATCCAGTAGAATGCATATGCATGCCCTGAAATGTTTATTATATTAAAACCTGTAGTAGAAACTGTCGTATCATCTATATAGAAACCGAATGTTGATCCTGGGCTTGCAGTATCTCTTTGAGGCGTCACATTTATTGAATATGGATCAGCAGAATAAGCGACTGGGAAAGTCACTGTCCTTGTCGTAGTAGAAGATTGATTAGTCTTTGCTCCCCACTGAATTATAAGACCATTTGGAAGATGATAATACCCTGTTGGATCTCCTGTGGTTATAACAGAATTTCCTGCTGTTGATGATAAAAACTGATTGTTTGACTGTAACTGGCCCTGAGAAGTAGATACATTATCGGTAGGAGCCGGAGCATTTGGATAGAAAGTCATTTAAAACCTCGGAACTGATTGGGCGCTCTCGAGCTGCTGTACGTAGCGTCCAAGCGCGATGTTTTCGTATCTTTTAAGCAATGGGTAATAGGCATTCACCTGCCCTAGATCACCTCTCCTGGAAAAGATCTGTATTGCTGCACCATATCCTATGAGTTCTCCCCATTCCGTCTGTAGCGGCGAATCTGTTGTGTTTACGAGCTGGATTTGATTTATATATCCTTGCATCGTGATTTGATACGTCTGATCAGGAATAGGGCGAAAAGTAAATACATTATTGTAAAATAGAACTCCCTGTGGCCTTGCTGGTTGATAGCCTTGGTATTTATCATAGATGGTAGTACCTGATGCAGGAGCCGCAAGAAACGTCACTGAAAACACGCCTGTGACGTAGTTGATTGTTCCCACCTGAATATTCACATTCGCTACGGTCTGATAAAGAAAACCATCGCTTTGATCAAACGCGACCTGTGAGCCATCCGTAACGAGATATGTTCCTTGAATTACAGGAAAATTCTGCGTAGATCCTGAGAATGTCGTTGTCACGCCATTTCCAGCACCTACTTGATCAGATGCGTACTGTTGTGGCCAATCTTGAAAAAAGATATCCCTGTCTTGATAAAATATGAGAGGGAACCCATCCGCATATGCCATTGGCTGGTCTGTGAGGAATGCTCCAGGAAAACTATAGACATCGATATTAGGAAGGGCAAAGAAGTTTAAAGGCTGAAGGTTTATTTGCTCCTTCAGCTCAAAAGGCATCTCAAATGTATAGTATGTGTTTATGAAATCTATGATCGTACTGTCAGGTATCTGCCCTTGAGAGGGGCTTCCAGTAAGATCCCTAACTAATGTTATTATTTCCGCAAGGTTCCAAACGACCATACAACCTCATGTACGAACGATTTTGCACTGAAAAAGCTGCTTATAATCTTTGATATAGCTCTGATTTATGCCCTCTAGATCACGTCTTATACCATGTATAGGCTCATGACACGCTTTCAGGTCATATGGGATATCGCCATGTAGATGATCTACAATCTCTTGAGGAAGCGTGTATTTCTGTCCTGGAACTAGTGTGTACCTTCCAAGAGGATGCGTTGCAGAGGCATAGTGGAAGCTAATAGCAACACCCGTATCTCGATAGTTATTGAATATGATATCAACCATCTTAGGCATTTCCTTAGCCACAACGACCTTGTGTTCTATTGGAATATCTGGATTTTCAAGTAGGATGTTCTTCTCTACGATCTCTTTTCCATACTGACCTAGCTTTTTTTCTGCCATTGTAAAACTCCTTTTTCATGTTTAAAATACATTAAGCAAAGGTATTTGTAAATGGATCTGTAGGAGATCCGGTTGATGCGTTGATATTTACAAACCCTCCCGAGGTATAGGGGCTAAATGTCGTGGTATCCAAAGCTATGACGAAATTATTTGTATCTATGACCTGGATGATATAGCCGAACTTTCCATTGATCTGCTGCATGCCCTTCACTTGCGAGAAATCTACCTGTACTTGGGGTACCTGACCTTGAGTAAAGCCGTGGTTAGGTGCTGTTATCTTTGTATTGATACCTTGCGTAATCCCTGTGATAGCCACATAGGTTATAGGCCATTCGTTAGGGCTTGGATAAGTAACGCCACCATTTCCAGGAGGAACATTTGTACCAGCGAGATTTTTCGTCATTGCAACTAAATTTCCTAATCGGTAAATTGATCACGTTTTGAATCATCCAAAGGGTTCAAAGTCTCCAAAAAAACCTTGGTTTACCCTCCCTAACCGGAGGGTTTTTTCATGTAAAGCGGCTTTACATTTACGGTCCTGTTGCCGGAGATTGGAGCCAAGCATGGTAAGACCACACGTCGCTATTGCTAACGCCGCTAGCACCTACTACACCAGTTCCCAATGTCAAGCCAATAAAGCCTAGGTTAGCCTCTGCTGTTGGAAGCAATGTGTTTCCATACAGAGTATTCACCGGAGCTCCCGTAATCACGTTAGCAAAACCACCAGTTACTCCAGCAGTACCAGCTACGTACGTACCGAAGTTTGTGGTATTGATGTTAACTGTGAAGCTTGTGGTAGATGTCACAGTCTGAATAACGCCGGAAAGGCCGTTAATCTGTGTCATACCTACAACGCCATGGAATGTAACTACCGTAACACCAATGTCAGAGCTTGTAAAGCTATGCGTAGCTGTAACGCTAGCATTAGCTGCATTGCTAAGACCTGTGATAACAAGTAGTGTAGACTCTCCAATATACGCCCTATTACCAGTTGTCGTGGTATAAGGAGCTTGCTGTGGAGTAAACAAATCCGCATCTTTTGACTGGAAAGGCTTAATACCTGTCGTAGTCAGCGTGCTCTGCGTGATTGTTCCACCACTAGTAAGCAAAAGCTTGGTGATTGGAGTAGCGAGACCAGCCATATTGATGTCCCATTCTACCCTAGCACCACTTCCACTTGACGAAAGCAAAGTAAGGTCCTCTGCCACGAAAAGACTAGGAACAAAACCCAAATTCAAGTTCTGCGCTGCTGCTGTCGAAACCACACTGAAGGTTCCGGTTCTATAAATAGCCATATAACCTCCTTATGAGTGTGTTGAAATTAAACGTGTTATCCAGTTGTCATTCAATATGCGTGTCGCAAAAGGATACTTGTATCCTACCGTTCCACGCTGATTCAACGGGTCAGCAGTTCCACTAGCTCCTAGTGGCTTCACAATAAACTCGGCTTCTTTTGCACCAAGGCGCACTACACCGTATGCTTCTTGACCTAACAAAAAGCTGGAGTACACTGGAGTTGAAGCACCGTTGTTAAAACCATTGGTGTTCAAAAGCCATCGTACGTTACGTGTAGAGCCCCATTCAGCTTCAAGTGCATTCATTGGGTTCGGATAATTCGCAGCAGAAGTAAAGCTTGTCACAGCTTCCAAATCATCCTGCAAATCTACACTCATAAAGCCCCAATAAGAACT